TATACTTGCTTCAAATAACAAGTTTCCAACAGAAGAAGAAGCAAGAGCAAAAGAGGCGAAATCGCCAGGTGCAACTGCTGAAAGATTAGTTTCCAAAGCTGCTATTGGTGATAGGATTAATACACACCATATTGATTTTCCAACTTGGCAAGCACAATGGGGATATGTAGCAAATCAAATTCTAACAAATCCATATTTTGGTGATGGTGAGTTTGAGTTTACAATGGAACAGAGAATACAAATGGTACAATTTACGTGGAATAATTTTGATAAACTTAAATCAAAATCATTTCGTGCATATGAAGCATTAGCACAGGACATGTTAAATTATCCTGATACTTACCTTGATAGATGGAAAAGTTCAATTCATTTAGATATTAGTTATAGTAAAACTAAATAATATGAGAAGTAAAGTTCAACAATTAATAAACAAATCTAATAAAGTTTTACCAAGCCTTACAGATAATCAGTTAATTCAAATACAGAATAGAAATTCAAAGGGAGGGAAAACATCCGGCCCTTTGAACTATAAAAATTCAGTAGGATTGTTTGGTAGAAGTGAAGAAAAGATAAAACAAGATGCATCTTCTGGTGGAAGTAAATCAGCAGAACTTTACAAAGGTAAATTTCTTAAAGATTGGGTAGAAGAAAATCCAGAATTGGCATTTGAACAAAATTCAAAAATTGGTAAAAAGCAAGGTAGAATTAATGTTGAAACTGGTCATCTAAAAAAAGTAAGAATAAATGGTGGTAAAACTGCAAGTGAAATTGAATACACATGCGAACATTGTCATAAAAAAGTAAATGGTGCTGTGTATTTTAGGTGGCATGGTGATAATTGTAAACATTATGAAAAAATATTAGAACAATTATCAATAATCAAAATGCTCAACAAAAAACAATTTAATTCAAATGATATTGTTTCTTTGTGTAAAAAAATAGAGTATAATTATAAATTGATTAAATATGGTATATTAAAAAACAAAGATTACATAACGATAGTTAAGATTGGAACAAATCAATCTAATCCAACTATCTTTAAACTAAAATAGCTTTTGTTTTGTTTCTCATAATAAGAAAAGAGCCCGGCCGTTAATTCGGTCGGGCCTTTTTGTTTCTTACCCAATCGGTTATTCTCAACGTCCTTGTCCGCGATAACGTTTAGGACGTGGTGAATGCTTATTGTAGGATTTCTTACCACCAGGTTGCCCTGATTTTCTTTTTCCAAAACTTATCTTCCTGCTTTCACTTCGTATACTCTTCGCCATTATAAACCTTTTGGTTGTTTATCCAATATATTGTTGAGTTGAGTTTGCATGTTATGTATCATTAGTGATAACTCTAACATCATAGTTTTCAGTTCACTCAAATCTCTTTCCTGAACTTCTATCTTTAATTCTAAATCTAATAACCGATTTTTCACTTCGTTATTATCTCCGAACATCTTAATCTTCTTTAATAGGTACGCAATTTGGCACTTCTCTACCATCTAGTATCTTTGTACCGATAGCTTCGTAACCTTCCCAACATGCACCTTCTAAACCATCTTCTGCAAGTTTAATTCCTCTGAAGTCCGAATTGAATTTTAATTGTTGAGCAACTCTATCTTTAGGGTCAGAAAGACTTTGCATTGTTGCTTTTCTATATGTTGCGTAACAAATTGCAACTGCTTGTGCATTATCTGTATATTCTCCACCTATTGCTTCCATACATTTTTGTATGTATGTTTCCTCTTTCTCGTTTCCTTGTACTTTTGGTATTGGCATGGCTTAATTATTTACTTTGTATGTTTTATTATCCCAACGGACTTTGTAGACCGTATTAAAATCTAATGTTCTCCAATCATCAGGAGCTATTTGAATGTTGTACATATCCATTGCTGCTTTAGTATCACTACCACCGGCAATACCATCACCTAACGGGCCATCAACCCAATACATATCGTAGTATCTTTTCTTACCTGTTTCTGTAATCCAACCTACTCTTATTTTATTATCCTCATCAGTAAGATTTTTAAGAATAAATTCAAATTCAGAAAATTCCATTTCTGCTGATATAAAGTTTTGTAATTTTTTATGTACAGAATTACTTGTCATCTTTCTTCCTTTTTTTAGCTGCTTCGCCAGGGTATGTTGAATTAGGAATAGAAGGTTGTGCTTCTAATTCCTCTTTGTGATAAAGGTATTCACTATCTTCTGTATGTGTTGCACCGGTCATTAATCTGCCACTTGCATCTTTATGTGTAGGGCCAGTCCATAGTTTACCATCTTTTGTATAGTGAGGAACACCTTCTGCATTTTCTTCTAATAATCCCAATTCTCTTAATTTATTTCTACTCCAACCTAATGCAGCTTTACCACCCCAGAGTAGATAAGAAATATACCCACAATCAGAAGTTGAGTCCGCATTATCGTAATAAGTTTCTGCTCTACTTAAATAGCTATACATTCTACGAATTGTCTGGACACTTACCGCTTCACCATTGGCGAGCTGCTGTGCCCTAACTTTTCCTGTTTGTGTTGCGCACTTATTACCATTTTTCTCATTTAGTTCTATTCCTTTCTTTGCATTATTCTTAACACCACTTCCGTAATCAGCGTAGGTTTCCATTTCAATCCACTGCTTACTCTTATATCTTTTATCTTTTCTAATGATAGCCTTTATTTGTCCAAGCAATACTTCTGCTTCATCTTCTGTCAACTCCTCTATATTCTTCTCTAATGATAATTTAACATCACTCTTCTGGTGCTCGAACAGTCCTTCAATGCTGAAGCCATTAAATTCTCCGCTCTTAACTCTATCCCATACTTTCGGATTTTCTGCAACTGAATATAATGAAAACCATGTTCCCTTTGGTAAAGTAAATCCATACAGGTTGCTTTTGTCCTTGGTAGGATGTTCCACTATCCAGCTTTCAATCATATAAATTCCTGATGTTTTATTTCCATGTTCAAGGGTTACTTGGTCTACTAATTTATTTTTCATAAACTTTCTTGCAACCTTTTCAATTGTTTGCGGTGTAAAAAATACCCAGTAAGGAGTTCCATCCTCTTTTAATCTTAATATCTTCTTGTTAGGTATAAGCATCGGGCCAGCTACAATCATTTTTTCATCATTAACTGCAGCAAATTGATATTCTTTATGGAATGCGACAAAGTCTCTCTCTATCGCGCCTGCGCTGACCAACGAATTTGCAAAAACTCCATCCTCTTCGTCAACTAGCACTAGCTCAAAGAGCTCTTCTATATTTTCTTTGTTTATCATATATTCTATTTAACAATTTAGATTTTTATTATCCACCACTAAATGTAGCAGCTGCTGATGTTCTTCTATCTAATGCTTGCTGTGAACTAACGTCCCCGCTAACCACGTACGCGCGGACTGGACGTTGTGCAGCACCAATTGTTTGTGCAATCTGTGATGTTGCATTTAAACCTTGAGATGCTTGAATTTGTGGTGCTCCCATTGCAGCAGGTGCTCCACCATAAGTAGGAGGAGGCCCTTGAGCAGGTGCGGTTGCTGTTCCACCACCTGATGCACTTTCTGCATTAGTTGATTTGATTTGTGATATTGCTTTACTTGCTGCTGCAATTGTAGATGCAATACTTAAACCGGCAGATATTGTGTTAATAATTGTCCATGGAGCACCACCCGTAAGAGGGAATGCTGCGGCTGCTTTAGCATTTGCTGCTGCAGTATTTGCTACAACTTTTGCTATGTTTGATGCCTGTTCTATGATAATACCTGCTATTGCTACACCTTTATTCTTTCCTGCTATTGCCTGTAAGGTTTGTCCGAATTGACCTGCAAGGTCAGCGTAAGCATTTTGTAATTGTACTTTAGCTTCTTGTGCTGCTCTTTCTGTAGCTAATTCCTGATTGGTTATATTCTCTCTTTCCTTTGCATATTTGTTTCTGACTTCTGTCCTTTGCAGCTCTGTAAGTTCTGTATTAGCCAGTTCATTTGCTTCCGCTTGTGCAAGTAATTCTCTTTTTTGTGCTAATCTTTCTATATCTAATGCGAAATCACCTTCTACTTTTGCATTCAATCTATCAATTTCTTCTATCTGTGTTTGAATACCTAATGCTGTAAGTTCTCTTTCCTCTTGTAATTTCTTTTTCTTTTCCTCATTCTTAAATTTAAGTAAGTCGATTTCAGCCTTTGTAAGTTCTTCATTTGAATTTGCATACTTAACTCTCATATCATAGAGTGCCTGTTGATATGCAGCTTCATCTAATAAACCCTTTTCTTTCTGTAATTCTAAATCTAATTCAGCTTTACCTCTCGCTTCATCATTTGCTTTTCTTAAATCTTCTGCTGCTTTTTCTGCAATCTCTTTACCTTTTGCTGCAAACTCTGCATCAGATGCAATCTTATCTGCCTGTAATTTAGTTATATCAGCCAGTATTTGTTTATATTCTGCTGAACCTTTCTTCTCTAATGCTAATCTATCCTCTAAATCTTTTAATCGTAATGCATATAATTTATCAGCAAATTGTTTCTCAACATCAAACTTTTGTTGTTCTGTTTCTGCTACTGCTAATGCTTCAGCTTTAAGTTTCTCTAATGCAGCCTCATCTAATTTATCCTGAGCCTCCATTTGTTTTTTCTTCTCATCTAATGCTTTTGCATTTGCTTCACCTCTTTCTTTAAGATTTTCCTTTTCAGTTTTAGTTAATCTCTTTGTTCCTTCTTCGTATCTACCAAATGCTGCTTTACCTGCATCCATTGCTGCAGGAATTGCAGTTTTAATCTTTTCATATCCTTCCGATACAGAATCAAAATCAAGGGTGAATATACCTTTAAGAATTTGACCTACACCAACACCTACATTCTTAACTAAATTAAAAAGGCCTACAAGAGTTGAATAAAATATACCAATACCTTTTGTAATGTATGGCAATGCAGCAGTTGCTAATTCTACAAATGAGTCAATCAGCGGTTCTAATGCTGCAAAGATACCACCAAGTATTTTTTCAAATCCTATAAGAAGGGGTTCCAGTTTCTTTCCTGCACCTTCTACATTATTAAATGCAGCTACTAATCCACCGATTGCTGCAACGATTAAACCAATACCTGTTGCTTTTAGGGCAGTTCCAAATGATACGGTTGCTACCTTTGCTTTATTTAAGGCACCACCTAATGCACCAATAGGTCCACCGGCAGATTCAAGGGTATCAATCCAGTCAGCTGCACCTGCTTTACTTCCTTTAATCTTATCTTCCAAATCATCTATTTCATTTGCAAGACGTTTAAATTCTGCGGAGCCAGCAGCAGTTTCCTTCAATTGCTTTTTTAATTCTTTTAATTCAGCAATAGAACCTTTTAAATTGGAATTGACTTCTATGTCAACTTCTACTTTTTCTGCCATGGATTATTCTTTTTACTAATTTCCAAGTTCCTTTCCATGTTGTAGGTAATTCGTATAAACCCTTTGCTACATCAATTCTTTTAGTTTCTCCGTAATAATCACCCAACGCTAGAAGGTCAACAATATTCTTAATCATTGTTTTTTGTATTTAACAAAAAGGTTTAGATAAATAAGTGATGATAGTGGGAATGGCTTCCCCAATATGGGTGCTCTCTGTATGTATTGTGCTTTTGATATATGCTAAAGTGTGAAGTGAAGTGTGAACCGTGATTGATGTGTATTGATGGATTTGCTGCAAACCATTGTTTTCTCGTCAGGGTTTGAGTTTCTATCATACCACTATTGGTAACTAATGCATTTCCTAAAATCGAATGAAAATGTTCTAAAGCATCTTCTATCCTCATTGTCATTTGGTGCATAGGTTCATCATCTTGTCCTCTATGTTGCCAACCATCTCTGTTTATTCCACCATAATTCATATTTGTCCAAACTGCACCTCTTTCAAAATCAGGGTAATCAAAATATCCTTCACCATACATTACATCATGCTCTAAAAAACTAACATATCGGTATTCATTTATAGTTTTTCCTACATAAATGCATTGTAATATCTGTAATAATTGATTTAGGTGTGATGAACTTTTATTCCAACTCATAACCTGATGAAATGGATTACTCTCTATCGGATTCCATACACAAGTTACGATATCTGCTTTACCTTCTGCTGCTTTTTGGATAGTTTCTAATGATTTTTTTACTGCTGGATGGTTTCTTTGGTCATTTGAATACCAAATTCCTAAACGATTTGTAGTAGGTTTTGGATAAACGAATGTATCACCCTCTCTAATATCGTAGGATTCCCCATTTATCTCCAATTTAAGCCACTTTACTACGCCAGGGTTAGTATCACCTATCAAATTATTATCTGCTCTTAAAACCAATCTATCGTTGCTTATAAGCGATTTGATTTTTTGTAAACAATCTGCACCACCATATGTTGCTTTACTTATTTCCATGCAAAAATTACTCCTATTCTATTTATATCTTCATCAAATATCTGATAAAGTTTTTTGTTTGTAAATCCCCATTCCATAACTTTTCTTTCTACTAATTCTTTTAAAAATTCGGAATGATATTCTATTGCTATTTGTTCTGTGTATGGTAATTCATCAATTTTATCAAAATGTATTTCAGCTCCTTCTATATCACATTTAATTATTTGCGGTGTTGTTAATCTTAATAAAAAATCTAAATCATCGGTAGATTCGATATTTTTTATTTTCATTATAAAGTTATCAGCTTCATATCCTATATTGGATAGGTCAACGCCTGTAACCATTGTAGCACCATTATTTACAAACCATTCTGCTGTTGATATGGATGAATAAAATTTACCACATCCTAAATCTAATACAATTTTATCTTTTGAGTTTAAAAACCACCAATGGTCATTAGGTTCTTCTGATATTATTTTATCCCATTTCATTTTAAAACTGATTTAGCTGCAGTTATTTGAATCCAATCCCAATATCTTTTACTTGCAGTTCCATCATTTATTTTTAAATCCTTTCCATATGGAAGTTCATTCATATATTCTGCTTTATAAAATAAACCATTGTTTGGTCCTGTTACACCTGCGTTATGCATAATATTCATCTTTTCAAAATCACCTTCAGTAGATGTTCCCCAACTGAAATCAAAATTAGGTGAACAAATAGTTCTCTTTCCTAATCTCCATGCACCCCATAGAACTGCCCACATATCTGAACACCATATTTGTATTTCGTGATAGTTTGGATTTCCGGCCTTTATCATTGTATTTAATAAAGTTACTTGTTTGAATAATTCTTCACAATCTCTTTCCACTCTATCCCAATACGATGCGTCTATATCTTTCATTAGATATTGTGCACCTATTGAATTTAATTCATTTTCTTCAATTACGTTTTCAGGCATATCCATTATTTGACACATTAAATCCATCACTTCCTGTCCTTTTCCTTTTATGTAAGAGTGTGCAATATACCAACGGGTATCACTTCCATACCAATTATCATCAACTATCATAGATTGTGTAATCCAATCCTTTACAGGTTTTGAAAATACAATATCACAGTCGTGATAAAAGATTGCCTCATCTTTTAAATAAGGATGTGCGTTCCAATGTTGTTTTAGGATATTAGGTCTGATTGATGAAATGTAATGTTTAGTAACTCTTGTATCATCATAGAAAAAGAATCTTGCAGGGTATCCTACTGCAAGTTTAGACCACTCTTCGGGTATTACACCATTTTGTTTCCAACATACTATATCAATATGATTTGGATTTACACCCATTGATATAAAGTTGTTTAACATTACTTCAACTTGCCATGCATAATAAAGAGTTGCAGGCTGTGCACAAACGAATCTTAAATTCTTATTTGAGTAAATTTGTATGCCATTCATATGCCATTTGTTTATTATTTAACAAAGGCAAATAGATTTGTTTATAGGCACCCTCCATCACAACTAACTTGTAAATCCATATACAAATTAGTTCCTGCATCTCCTGATACGACTGTATAACCTGGAGAAACATATGAAGGTATCGAACCATTATTCTGGCACGCTGCGTCTGTTATTTCACCTGTTACAACAATATTCGTATAAGTGCTACCGCCTGATGTACATTGGTCTGCATTACATCCAACACTAATCACATCACCAACATAGACAGTATAAGTTCCAAATGCTGTATTATTTCTTGTTTCAACTGATACAGAGTTTATATACAAATCGTATATTCCATTTGCTCCACCCAATTCACTAAAACTCCAATATAAAGTAGCAGATGCACCTGCAGTTGTTGTCGTAGTTGTTGGCGCAGCGGTTGTGGTTGTAGTAGTTGATGTTGTGGTTGTAGTAGTTGTAGTTGTAGTCGGAGCCGCAGTTGTCGTAGTTGTAGTGGATGTAGTTGTTGTCGATGTAGTTGTAGTTGTTGCTCTTAAGTCCTGAATTACTTCATTATTACACAATGGACTTTTATTTACCAATTTTATACATTGAGTATTGTCAGGCAAAGTTACAATACCTGTAGAACCAACATTAGGCAAAAAGACATTTAATCCATCAGTGCAAATTGTATATGTGATACAATCTAATGAATAATATACATCATAGAAAGGACCTGAATTATTTCCTTTTTGTGTTAATGTTATTTGTCTATTTACGTTTGCCATAATCTTTTATTCTTTTATTATACACAACTTGCACTGCTTGTACATGCTGCTCCATATGTAATCGATGCACCGCCTCCACCTAATGCAACCCAGCTTCCACTAACTGCACATACTTTTAACACATCATTTTTAGCTAATGTGCCGGCTATTATTGAATTAGATGCACAATCGTGATAAACATATGTACCAGCCGATTCATTTCCTTGTGTAAGTGTTACACAGATACAACTTGCTGATGGTAAACAACTAACTGATGAAGATGTATTACATAGTGGGTTTGCAGGTATTTGGTTTCCTCTTACTAATAAAGAACTGGCTCCTGTTAATCCTTCTGAACCGCTGGCTGCGCAAACTAATAAAGTTTCATTTCCAGAAAGTGCTTGTGATTGTGCAGAACTACTACATTCTGTCCAAGTTGCTGTACCACCTGCTCCACCTGCTACAAATAAAGTACAATTACAACTTGCTGTTGATAATGTAGTTGTAGTTGTTGTAGGTGCTAACGTTGTAGTAGTTGATGTTGGATTACAAGATGCACTTGTATTTGTTAATGTAAACCCTGTACCAATTATTTGATATGCAGTTCCAACTGAATTACAATTACAGAATGAACCGGTCACACCGAATACATCATCACCAGGCACATAAATCAATTGAGATTCGCCAGTTATACAACTATAATAAAGAATTGTACCATCAATTGCTTGGAAATTATTATTATATGTCCAACTTGTACAATTAGAACAACTGAATGGTGTTGTAGTCGTTGTAGTTGTTGCAGCAGTAGTCGTAGTTGTTGTTGGTGCTGCCGTTGTGGTAGTTGTAGTTGTAATAACAGATGATGTAAATGTAAAATCACATGCAATTGCAGGAATAATATTTGGAAGTATATCTCCTAATATTGGACCTAATAATTGTAATTGACATTCACCATTTTTAAGGTTGTAATTATTTATTGCACGAAGGTGATAGTAGTTCCCGCGCCACTCTACTATATCATTGAGCTCCATCTTAAAATAATCCGCAAGAGGTATGATACCTTCGCAGTTTACCAAACGAGTACGAGGATTATAAAGTAAGTTTATATAATTTTCCCAATATTCGGTATAAAGAGAGCCTGTTGGTGTTGTTCCATATACTGCCGGCTCATTAAAGAATAGAAGTGAACGAGAGCCTGATGTAGGGTCTTGTCCTTCGTAATTATCAAAATAAGGAAAACCTTCTAATGGAGTTGATATAACACTACCTGTATTGCCATTAAAGTATCCTTGCACATAATAAGTTTCACAAGCTTTTACACCATTATAAAAATAAATGTGAGGTAGAACTCTTGCTGGTGCGTAGTTTACGCTACTGATAAAGGTTGGTATGTATATTCTATTCTTTGCCATTAATCTGTTGCTATTGCTTCTGCTCTAAATTGCAAGATTGTACTTGAAATATCAGCAGTTGTTATATTATAATAATATGTTGTTCCTATTGGACCTGTTCCTGCATTAAGGACTGTATATCCACTATCAGTTGTTTTTGAGAACACCCATGTCACACTTGCTCCTCCTGTTAATGTATCAAAAACTAATGTATCACCTGCGTTTACAGGGTATGGTAAGAAAGTACAATCTGGCGGTGAACAATCTACTATTGTTTCGCCTGTTAATGCAGTTGCCATAGCAGATGCTACATATGTTGTAAATTTCCTAATTGATGCATCTGTTGTTACCCTTCTATCTACATTACACGTACTTTCAACATAAACACCAAAATCAGCATCTCTTGTAGCAAAACTACCTGAAAGACCTGTTCCTTCAAGATAAACTAATGGTGAAGATGCGAATGTAGTTTTAACTTCAAACTTACCTTGTGAGAAAAAGTTTTCAGTATCTACATAATACGATTTACCATATTCCCTATTATTCAATTTACTAAATTGTTGTGAAATATAATCACCATCAAGTGTATCACCGAAGTTTAGTTGGTTTACAGCAAGGTTATTTGCTGGTATAACCTCAATCTTTTTGTCAAGGTTAATGTATCTATTGAAATCCTTAACTTCACCTTCTTTATACCATTTATTAAATTCTTCAACAATAAATTGACGAGGTTTAAGTTTATTAGGATAAATTACAAGATTAAATTTCTTTTGTATACCTGTAATGAAATCAATCTGCTTAATACCTGTTGTTCCGAATGGCATATTAGATGGAATATCTAAAACAAGGTTATCTCCACCCTGATTTACCTTTTTAATTTCTAAATAGGTACTTGCTAAACTATTGCCAGGGTTTAGAATTATTTGGAAAGGAGCAGGAGTATATGCATTAGCATATTGTAAATAAAACTTATAAGTTCCAATAGGTAATTGAGATGTATTAAATTCTGTTACTAATTGAAATTGTTGTGTTTTAACTTGTGTTGCATTATATGTGAATATTTGCTGCATGTATCTGTTAAAATTAACCAATGTTGTTACAGATACTAAAGCGCTTGTTACAGCATCCCTTACACTTAAATAAAAAACAGGAACTGAATTACCTACACCTGTCGATTTTAATTCAAAGTTTAGAGCCAATTCACCTCTCAATCTTGATGGAACATCTAAAGTATATGTTCCAGCACTATCTATGTTATTTTGTGGATTGTATTGAACATTATACCAAGGGAATTGTAAATCCACACCGGCAGACATTGTAACGTTTGTTTGCCCACTACCTGATATAGGTGCTATTTTAAAAAGACCGTAAGTTTCTAAATCAATAGAATCATACACAGGGTATTTTAACTGATTATTACAAAGAAGATATACGTTATCTAACCAAGGTTGTGTCCAAAATGAGCCGGAGTATGTATATCCATATGTTTCAAAGATTGCATCCCATACTTCTTTTATACGAATAGCAGGTTTAAAATCTTGCACACAAAGGGCACCTTCATTTGAGTCAATACCAAAGAATGCTTCTTCAGGGGTAAATTGTATTCTTTGTCCATATTCTGCAAATGGATAAACTATGCTTCCACTAAAAAGGTCACCATTCCAACTTTGAGAAATATTATTAAAAGATGATGTGTGATTAAATTGTGAAAGAGATGCAGTTAAATCTGTTAAATAAAATCTATTGATATCTCTTGCAAATGAAGAAAGACCACCATAGATTGTTATTTCGTATGAATCAATAAATTTATTTGCAATTACATTTACTTTATTCAGTTGTAAGTATCCTTGTGCTAAATAAATTCCATCAAAGTCCAAATAACATGGAACTTTAGAATTGGTTGAAAATAAGTAAGGATTTGTAATTGAGATATCATAAACATGCTCAAAGAATGCGTTATTCTTTTTTGTACCTGGCACCGTAATCTGACGAGTAAAGTCTGCAGGTAGCACACCAATATCAAATAGACCTGTTACGTTATCTGATAAGAATATTTCTTCATCATCAAACAAGTCCAATTGAGTTCCATTGGCTACTAACTTAAACGCAAATCCTTGTGTACTTGTTACTCCCATTAGATTATCAATTTATATGCCTGTCCCCAATTAAAGTCAAATCCGTATTGTATTACCTTATCAACA